AGCAGTAGTAAAATCTACTGAACCGCCAGTGCTTACTGATCCAGTAACTACTCTCAAACCGGAGTTATTGTAGTTTGTAGTATCTTTAGTCCAACCAGTTGGAGCAGTAGTTTGCCCAAACAACATGACTGTGCCTGAAGCGAAAGAAACAACATTATCAAGTATAGATTGAACTGTTACTTTTCTTATTGCAGTTGCAGAAGTGTCATAAACAGGTAACGTGTCATCTGTAGCTGCTGTAGCAGAAGTTAATCCATTAACATCTAATGAAAGAGTTTGACTCGCCAATGAAAGACCTGTGCCAGCAGTTGTAACTGATGCGTCAGATACAGATTTTATTGTTGAATCAATTGTATCTAAGTTGTTATTTAATTTAGTTCCCCAAGTATCCTCAGACGCGCCGACTTCTGGCTTTGTCAAAGAATAATTGGTAGTTGTAGTATCAGCCATTTCTAACTCCTTTTAAGCGGCTATTTGTGTCCAAGTTACACTATTAATTGATGATTGAGTCCATGTTGCAGTAGTTACTCCAATTGGTTCCCATTTTTCTCTTGCTATAGCTGCAGTTGATGATTCAAAAGAGAACATCGCGCCACTGTTTCGTTTTCTTATATAAGAAATTAATACAGAAGCTGAAGCAGACGTTGATCCAGATGCGGCAGCAATAAACACTCCATCTGCTGATCCGGTAACAGAAGCGGAAGCAGATCCATCGCTTTCTCTTACTCTTGTTGAGTCAGATGTATTTGACGATGAAGCAGATCCACTTGCTGACGCAGATTGTATTCTTGTTGCGCTAGATGTGGAGCTTACAGAACCAGAAGAAACAGTCTGCAAATTAGCTTGATCAAATGCATAATTTCCATAAGTTGCAGTTCCATAAGAGAACATGTCCGATTCTTTAAGGACAAATTCTTCTGCAATGCTTGAAGTTGATGATGTTAAGCTAATTAATCCAGATGCAATAAAAGTTGCCGCACCGTTACATGTGTTTGTCGAACTTGCCGCAGAAGTTCCGCTAGATTCTCTTACTTTTATAGCTGCAGCAGTAGCAGAAGTAGATGCAGATGAAGATCCATCGCCGTTTGCCGTGAATCCTCCAATTGCAGAAAAACTTGCTACTGCAGACGCAGATGCAGAGCCAAATACTATCTTTTCACATGTGGCTGTATTGCTCGATGCCGCATTGATAGCAATAGGCAAACTTGCGGAACCAAACGTATACGATCCAAACGTACTGGTTCCGTAAGAAAATGCACTTGCGTTTTTAGTCGCCATTAGTCAAGAGTAATGTCTAGGTCGCCGGCTGGTACTCTGAAAACGTCGCCAGTATCAATTGCCTTACTGCTGGTAAGCGCAGCATAAGCAATCAAATTTCCAGCAGTTGATGCGTCATAAACCGCAACGTGCGTAACAGTGCCGAAGCTGGCTGTTGCAGTAGGAAATTCAACTGCAGCGCTAGTAGTCGCAGTGTTTCCAGAAACTGTAAATGTAACAGTCTGCCTTGCGTAAGCAGTTCCAGAAGTAGACACTTCGGTTCCGCTTGCGTCATCAGCAGGATTGCTGGTAAATAGCGCCAAATATAGTGTTGAAGGCGCAGTGTATGCGCTGTTTGTAAAAACGTGATCTAGTAACTCTGTTTCTAGATAATTTGAAAAGCTCATTAGCCTAGTCCTCTTACTTTAAGTGTTAAACCTGAACCAGAATACCTGGATCTCTCTGAACTCTCATTCAATCGCTGAACTGCGGCAGAATAAAGAGAAGCCCAAACCATTGCCCTACTATCTTCCTGTAAGTATGGAGCAGAATGCATCAACGTTCCATACAAATATACGTCAGGATCGCTTGTTAATAACCAATTTGTGCTGTTTGAAGCTAAATCTGGCACTTTTTGGTAGTAAAGTAGCTCAATATCGTATTGGGCATCCGGTGTTGGATATAGCTGAAATTGGCCATCCGCATGGCAATAATACTGAGGCCTGCCTGACATATCCTCAGCGCCCTCTCGCTTATCAGACATGGAAGCTCTGGATATTAGATCAAGCGTCGTTGTTCCAGTTCCTTGTACATGCATCCTGATTGTTTCGAGCCAATCTGCTGGCACTTGCATATATTCGTCGCCAGCGTCTTGTTGTGCAGAGCTTCTGGCCTCCATCTTGTAATGGCGAACGTCGCGGTTAATTTGCGACTCGGCCAACTGGATAAACGTAGGTATGACGCTGGTCAGATCGCTACGGTTTAGGAAGTCTGCGACCGTCGATTGTAGGTTTGTGTAGTTTGTGATTGTCATTTAAAAATTCTCCGGCAAATTTTGCAGTATGCCATAGTTTTGTTCGCCAATATAACCTCTTTGGCCAGCCTTTAATATTTCCTTTAAAAGTTCTTCAAATGCGTATTGTTGAGTAGCCGCATTCTCTCCTGGTTTATCATAAGCACCTATATTAACTTTTTTACCGTTTACTGTTTTTTCTCCTATTGGTACACCGGCCCATATTCCACCAAGTTTTTTGGCAACTTCTTTTGGATTTTGCATCATAAGTTCTGGTGTAATACCAATATTTTGCTTAATTAAATATTCAGCAATGGCTTTTTGAGCGTTTTCATCGTATTTGCCTGTAGCCGGATCAATTCCAGCAGCAATCGCTCTATCGCGAAGAAATCCAGGCATGTTTTGATAAAGCCCAGACGCTCCAGTATCTTTACCTGTAGTCGCGGCAATTATTTCATCAATTGTCATTTGTTGAGCTTTATAGCTAGGATCTATATCTGACATTTTTTTGGCAGAATAGTTAATATTTACCGCTTCTGGATTATTTGCAGATTCAGCAAGTGATATTTTTCCTAAAATTCCAGCTAAAGCTGGATCTCTTTGCTGGTCTACTAAAAGACTTGCGCCTCTGTTCATAAAACCTACACTTCTGAGATCGCTATTGCTGGCAGATCCGGCAGATTTAGTGGCTTTATCTATAACTCCAGTTTGCGGAACGCCTAATATCCTCTGAAGCTCTTTAACTGTATCAGCGCCAGCATTTTTTGCCCTGGCATAGGTATTTGGGCCAAGATAAGCGTCTATTTCTTCTCCCTGAAAGCCCAAATTGCTTTGTAACTGTATCAGCGCCCGTATTCTTTGTGGTATATCCATGTTTTATCCCTTAAAACAAGAGTCCAGTATCCAGATTTCTGGCATTTTTTCTATTGTTTTCTTTATTTTGATTAATTAAACCGCCAGTTGCGATTGGGGCGGCACTAAATAATGGCTGGCCTTGAGATACTTTGGATTTTAAATCTTCTGTAAGGTCTATCGACAAAAATTCTTTGTCACCTTGATCACCAGCATTGATAACTGTCTTACCAGATTTTGTATTTAACCTTTTTTTGGCGTAATCTTTGACATAATTAGGAATCTTGTTGTCGTACCATTCCTTCATGCCCTTACCACCAATATCTAAATCCAATCCAGATATTGAATTTTTTTCGCCTCCAGCCATGATTTTATTAGCCAAATCTTTGCCAACTACAGCAGACAATGGTTTTCCTTTGTACATGTTGCGGTTATCGCCAATTCTGCCTGTTTGTATTACGCCCTCTTTGTTTACTGTCAGGTTTATAGTGTTGTCAACACCTCCAGTTGTAGGTATCAAAGTAATTCTTCTAATATCTGGAGATCCATCAAGAGTGTTTACATTTACCTGTTTAATGACTCTACTTAACTTATATCTTTCTATCTGCACAGCAGAATCAACGAAAGCTATTTTGTCGTAGCCACCTTTAACTGCCGCGTCTATAGCATTTTTTATCGCAACTTTATACCAGCTATCTTTGAATGGAGCCTCGTCAGGAGCTTGACCTTTTAAATCCCAAGACGTTCTGTCAACCGCCTCTTCTTCTGCTACTGTCCTTGAATTAAATGTATCTACTACGTCTCCGTCAGAATTAACTAAGTCGTATTGATCCATATCATTTTGGACTACTTTGTATTTGCTATCTGAATATTTTGCGTATCCCTTATCTCTCCCGACTTGATGTAAATCAGACTGGACTTCTTCTACCAAGAAAACTTTTTTACCGTCGGCATCGGTTCTACCTGTGCCTCGAACCCATCCAACTACATTCTCTTCGTTTTCGTAATGTTTTCCATACCACTTGAATTGAGAGTTTGGAGCTTTAATTAATAGCTCAACATCATCGTAAATTGATCCAGGCAAAGTCCATTTGGTATATTGAGGAACATCAAAATTCCCTTCATTCGAGATATTTAAGTTTTTAAATTCTACTTTAGGTTTATTCCTATTAATGTATTGTTGGACTTCTTCTCTAGTTAAATTTGGCTTGCTTTGCAAAAACTTATCAAGCCTCATAAATTCAATTTCTTCATTGGTTACATTTGCGCTATTTTTTATATCGTTTAAGTATCCTTGTCCTGGGCCTGATTTTCTTTTCAAGTTTAGTCCAGCTTGCTCAACGGCAGAATAAAATCCTTGCTCGTTTCTTTGTGCTAGTTGTGCGACTTGATTTCCTCCTGGGGGAACTGCATATCTATTTGCACCAATTGCGTCCATAGCATTTTCATACATGCGGCCAGCTACTTCTGGAGCGCCCTCTAACAATGCTTTTCCGCCTCTGCCAATTGCTTTTGCGCCACTTATTATTGGCTTTGCAGATCCAGCGCCAATCAAGCCAGCATCTAGCACTTGTTGATCAGTCATAGGAAATCCATAAGATAGCTCATTAAGTCCTTCTGGAGCTTCACCATAAATAAAATCTCCAATAGGCAATGTTCCTTCGACCTTAACTGGCTCTCTTCCTTCTGCGCCAACTACTTCTGCCCCAAATCCAACATCGCCAAATGCTTGCTTAACAAATGCTTTTAAATTTGGCATATCGTTCAAAACATCTTTGCCAAGTTTAAATGCATCTGAAATAAGACCTAAAGCCGCATTTCTTCTAATCGGATTTACCTCAGAACGTCTTGGAGTATTTATCATTGACTCCATATTCTGCTCAGTAGTTGGCTTCATCGGATTGAAATCTTCGAGCGGCGTTCCTTGCTTGTAGTTCTTGCTAAACTCCAATGCGGCATCTTTGTTTTGACCAAACGGCAAGAAGTTTCCACTGGTAATGGCATTCTCCATCGCGGTGTCAAAGTCGTTCCTGTAATCGTTTAAGTTGCCATCGGCATCCTCTTGAATTAGCGGGAACACATACCAATTGCCATCTCTGTCCATTTCGGCCGCCATCAAATGCGTAGATATCGAGCCGTCAGCATTCATGATGAACTTATGGTTCTGCGGATTGTATATGCGATCCAAGAACTCAGGCGGTGCGGCTCCGGCGGCCCCTATCGTTGCAAGGCCAGCCGCAGTTACTCCTGCCTTCTCAAGATTCTTTAGCACTTTGTCGGTTATCTGTCCTCCGACAACGTTCATCTGCAATGAGTATCTATCGTCGCCAGTCAAGTTTGCTCGATCAACATTTCTTTCGTATGGAGCAAATCCTGCCTTTGCTTTCATCGTAGGATCAAGGTCAAAAGGCGTAATATCGCCTTCTTTTAATCTCCCAATTCCTTCGCCCTGAACAGCCGCTTTGTATGTGCTGTGATTTGATGGAACTACATTTTGGCCACTTAACAATCCTACGTTTTGCAATCTCATGTCAGGCGCAGAATACTGGAACGGCTCAGTGACGATTGCCCTCGCCTCTCCAGTTGTCAATCCGCCAAACTGATTAACGTTGCCAACGTTACCAAACTTGTTTACAAAGTCAGCCCTCTTGCTGGCGCTTAGATTATTCCATTGCCCCATTGATCTTGGATCATCAAGCCCGTACCAATCTGGTATGTAATTCTCTTTGATGTACTTGTTAACTGCATTTCTGTCACGCTTTCCTAAAGCAGATTGCGCGTAACTTAACATCACGTCGCCTGTCATGGTTGATGAGTCTGCGGATCCTGGCCCCATCCTCCAAGGAAGATATAGCGGATCTTTTCCGTACTGACCTCTTAAATGCTGGGCAAAATCATTTATGTACTTTGCCTCAGTCGGAGCATTTGCCCATAGCAATCCTGGATTCTGGAACATGTAATTCTGTCCGCCCTCAAGATTGACCGGCCTATTCAAATTAACGTTATTGATGTTGGTTACTGTCTCACCAGCCTGACTTCGATCAGACATTCCAGATATAAATGGCCGTCCTTCAAAATCGAATATGCTTACCGGCTTTGGATCTGTAACTCCAGTAGTTTCTGTTCTGTACAAGAGATTGCGTACTTTCTCTGCATCGTTTACTCGGTCGGCTGCGCGCGGATCTATAACTCTGCCCATCTTGATCAATTGCAATAGATTCACTACACAATACCTTTCAAGTTACGTCTAATCGGTTCGCCCCAGCTTGTCTGCATCGGCCTATGGCCGACGGCCAAGTATCTCATTGCGTCAGCGCCGTGCGAAGTCCAATCGTGCCTCGGTCTGCCTCGCCACGTTCTGCCCTTCTCATCGAAGTCTCGCTGATATTGTCTCAACGCTTCAATCCCTCGATTACACTTCTTCTCATCAAACCAGCATCGATCCAACATGGATCGTACTGCCTGAATGCCATCGTCAACGCGTAGGTTCGGTGCTATTTCGACAGGTCTAATTCCAAGATTATCTAGCGTCTCAAGCCTGGATTTGCCCGTTCCTAGTTCCTTGACTTGCACATCATGAGGCAATATGTGAGATTCGTAAACATAATTCTTGTCTTGCAACACGTTAGCGTAATGATCGAGGCCGACTCCAGAGTTCTCGTAATAGTCGATCAACCTAACTTCAGCGCCGACGTATTGCGCAAACCATATCGAAGTGCTATCCCCAATACCAAGATCCCATGCTGTAACAACGCCCATTGATCTATCGTATGGCACGTTCGTGATTCTGTTATCTTCGGTAGCTCGCTTCATCTCAACGCCGTAGTACGCGCCCATGATTGCGGCCTCAAAGCTACACTCAAACTCTTGCTCGTACCTATCCTCGCCCATGATCTTGAGCGCGTCCTCTAACTCAGCCTCCGGCAGTATGTTGGTCTCGCTTGCTTTGTGCATTGCGGTATACCAATCGCTATCGCCCTTGGCCTTATCGAATATCTCCCAGAACTCATTCTTTCCTTTCGGCGTTCCAATGAACGTTGCGCGAGTTGGAGAGTCTGGCGTGCTACGATCAGCAAGCGTCGGCCTGATGATCGTAGGCCACACGTTTGCCGGAAAGTCGGCTGGCTCATCCATAACTACTGAATCGAGATAGATACCTCGCATCGACTCGGCAGACTCAGCGCCGAACAATCGAAGCCTCGCGCCGTTCGGGAAGTCGATCCGAAGCTCGGACTCGTTCACCTTTATGCCTGGGATATGTTGGGTGTAATGCTTCGCATAGTCCCAACAAATCTGCTTGGCCATGCGAAATGTTGGCGCAACGTAACCGACGCGCACATTTTCGCGCGGGGTCACTAACGCATCTCGGATCAGGTCATTTATCGCGGCGACTGTCTTGCCGCATCTTCGGTGAGCCACCAGGCAAGCGAATCTTTGCTTGCGCCGGTGAAAAGGCATCATTACATCTCTAGCTTCATAAGGAATATCTATCTCAGGCATGCCACCTCAAAAAGTCCGCGAGCATCGCGAATACAGTTAACACCAGACAAGTTACCATCACGAACAGAAACTTATCAAAATTAGACATTCTCGCCTTTCCACTTGATGATCAACGGCCCACCAGACTCGCCAGTGTGTTCAAGCTGTTGTTTCTCGCCGTATCGTTTCGGCAATAGTTTCGACGCGACCCATTTGTGCGCGTCGACCTTCAATCTAGCCACGTTGTAAGTCTCGGGAGTCGCATCGTAAGCGATCTCCAAAATGTCCTCAGCCGCATATTCTTGTTGCGCATTCTTCGCGCGCGCGTATTTGTCGCGGATCTCTGGATGCCGATACATCCATCGATAGAATGTAGATTTATCTGGACTCCAAGACTCATCACTGCAAATTTTATTCAGCGATCTTCCAGCCGCAATTTCTTCGCAGATTCTATCCACCAACTCATCAGTATAATCAGTTGGCCTTCCCATTTTTACTTCTTCACTCATTTCTAACTCCAGCAAGTTATCCACAACTCAGATTCTACTCGCAAATCTCGGGGACAAAAAGGACAAAAGACATACTCTAAAGAGTATGTCTTGTCTTGTCCTCCAATTATTTTGTCCTTGCATTTGTCTTTTTTTGATCGTAAGTCATTGATTTTAAAGAGACCACAAAAGGACAATTTTGTCTTGTCCTCAATTGTCTTTTGTCCTTTTTCGCCTCTAACATATTGATTATAAAGTCTTGTCCTCAGCATTAGCACTTTATCGACATTGCGACTCTAAATCCAAGATCATCGCAGCGTCAGTTGCCGACCATCCATTGCCAAACGGAACCACTATTTCTCCATCGATTAAGCAACCCATCATCCTCGAAGGATCATTTTGCAATGACTTCTTCGCGGCAGATTCTGACATGCCCATCGCTGGCCCAGTTAGAAAATCTAACATCGCATTCCGATTTACAAACGGCCGACCTTTTGCATCTCGTTCACGATGTGAAGCGTGCCAAGCTCGCTCAAATCGTTTTCTGAACTCAGATACCTTTGAGCTTTTCTTGCTCTCTTTGATTGGCTCGTTCACCGGATCAAGTACAACGCTCGATACTAATTGATCGTCCTCATCTCGCCAACCTTTAATTGTGACCGGCTTGAGATCGAAGAACTTCGACTGTTGCATCTCGGCATCTTTCATCTTGCGTTGCACAATTTCAATTGGCCGATCCGAGTTACCTGGCTTTACACTCACTTCGATATCCAATGCCCCGCGCCAGGCGCTTGATCCCCTTGCCCTGTGCTGTGCCTCTTCGGATACGCCAGTGTGATGCACCAAGATAACAGTACAGTCGAACTCTTCCATTAGCACGGCGCACGAATCGAGCATCGTCTTGGCATCTTGCGCTGAGTTCTCATCGCCAAGTAAAAATCGGTGCAATGTGTCTACAACGATAACCTTTGGGCTAACTGGCAAAGCTCTGATATTCTCAATCACCTTTAAAAGGCCTTCGTGAGTATTTAGATCCGTGCCGCTCTTTGATATCCACATCTGTATACTGTCTACATCATGATGCTGGAGCCATGCGGCGATACGTCCTCGTAAACCATGATGCCCCTCACCGGCCAGGTAAGCCACTGGCGTTTGCTTAGTCCTGTGTCCGCACCAGTCACGATTTTCCATATCAACTGCGGCGAGGCGTAGACACCAGTCGAGCATCAAGAATGTCTTGCCTGATCCCGATGGCCCGTGAACCATCATTAGACTATTGTTCTGCATCCAGCCCTTGATTAGCCACGATATAGGCGCTGGAGAGTTGCGGAAGTCGTTACCATCGAGCAACCAGTCAAACGTCTGCTCAGGCGGCTCTAGAAGGGCTGAGAGATCGTTTCCAGCCAACAGATAGTCATTCGCATCCATGCCATCGACAGGGGGGATGATGACAGTCGCGCCAAACTTAGCCGATGCTTGGTCGGCATAATTTTTACCAACGCCGTTCGCGTCGTTATCGGCGACAATGATGATGCGCTTTGACGGGCCGTAACGATCCCTCAGCAGGCCAGTTACGGTTGGAATATTTGATGCAGAGTACGCGACATAGCAAGCCCTCTCGGTGACTGGAGCTATAGTTGCCGCAGTTGCAAAACCTTCCGCAATGTAAATATGCGAATCTTCATTATCCCCGATGCGCCAATACGATCCGCCAGTCTTACCGCCAGTGTGATAGAGCTTGCCACCGGACGCGTCAATGTACTGGACAGTCGTCATTTCGCCATCGGCATTGAATAACGGCACAATGAGCCTACCGTCGCCGGTGACTCTAGCGCCATTTGGATCAATTCTTTTCTTAACTAGATACGGATGATCGGCGTTAGCTTCTGCGGATTCAGACCATATTTTGTCCACAACGTCAGCCACGTTCTCACGCATCTTTTTCTCCGCCGCTTCACGAACCTTGCGAGCCTCATCCATGTGACGCGCAAACTCCATTTCTTCACGGGCCGTTAGCTTACGACCAATGTCGGCTACAAAGTTATGCTCTACGCCCCAACGCCAATCACCAAAACGGCCAGCAGGAATACCATCACCATAGCCGACATACCATCCGCTTTTATCGCCGAAACCAGATCGTCCTTTGCTTCCCGAATTGAATCTATGAATCTTGCCATCAAGTATTACCTCCGAAGGCGGTTCAAGTCCTGCGTCAATTATAGCCTGACGAAACTGTATCTCGGGCGGATCAGACCTCTTTGAGTCTTTCCATAAGTCGCGTATATCAGCCATTTGTCCACCCAGGAATCGTCGTGTTGAAGTAATCCTGCAACTTCTCAACCGTACTCAAATTCGGATCTGGATGTTTTATTTTGACTAAGTTTCTTAACGTCGTATAG